GTGATGGCTGCAATAGCAGGTAGTGTGATACTTGCAAATCCTGCTCTAACAGAGGCACAAGTAACAGATGTGTTGCGTCAATCTGCACGCAAGACGGGTGGTTATGTGTACGATGCGCAAGGCAAAAGTGCTGAACTTGGCTATGGTGTGTTGGACATGTTTAGTGCTGTAACAATAGCAAAGACATTAGGTGGCGGTGATCCCGTGCCAGTGCCTGTAGCTGAATACAATTTGTTCGGTACGATAGCCACACCTGCAAGTGGTGTGCAAGGTGCTAGCGTGAATGTAACTTACACAGTGAACATTGACAAGGTGCAAACGCTTGATGTAACTACTACAGTGCAGTTGACATTTACACGACCTGATGGAACTAAGTTATTATTTTACACTGGCAGCGTGACCATTGCAAAAGGACAAAGTAGCACTACTATGAATACAAGTTTTGGTTTGCCAAACAATCAAACTGGCAATAGTCTTTTCTCACTTACGATTGATCCTAACATGGTCATACTTGAGACGAATGAAAATGACAACACGATAAGCACAGGCTGCACAATTACTGCACTCAATCCACCTGTTAGTGGTGTTGACATGGAAGTAAAAGTAACTGGCTACACATGGTTAGACGCAACACGTGTGCGCATGAATTACACAGTGTGGAATCGTGGTACTGTTGCAGTGACTTCATGGAAAGCTACGTATGGTTTTGAAGGTAGTACTGTTGGTGTTTGGAATCGTGCAGACCAAATACAAGTAGGACAAAGCATGTCTTTTGCTAGCGTAATGTATCCACCTGCATCACTTACATTCCCGCGCAATTGGAACATCACAATAGTTGCAGTCAATGGTGTGCCTGATTCAAACAGCAACAACAACAGCAGCACTATACAAGTCGTCAAATAAATGTAGTGGTTAGAGTTTTGGTTATAAAAAAAAGGATCTAAACGTAGATCCTTTTTTTTTGTTTGTCAACCAAGACAAATTATCAAAGTGCAATTGACCGAAAGTATTCGGCAAGATTCATCTTCGATGTTTTTGCATTTTTACTTACCAGCTTGTATTGCTTTTCAGTCAACCTTACTGATACTTTCTTTGTGAATGTTTCTGGTGTTTTCATAAATGTTGTATTTAATTACACTGCTAAGATAATTAAAAAGTTGGATGTAACAAAACGGGGTATTTGCTATAATAGTCAAATATCCAACAATGTCAAACATCAAAGAACAAATCAAAAGCGTATTTAATAAATACGGAATTGACCCCTCAACAGTTGGTATCAAGTTCGAAGAAGAAGTCACAGCGGAAGCTACAGCAGAAGCACCTGCAACTGAATTGAAGTTTGCAGTAGAAGGCACTTTGAGCGATGGTACTAAAATCTATTCAACCGCTAACGAATGGGTAGCAGGTGTAGACATCTACACGCAGGATGCAGAAGGCAATCCCGTACCAGTTCCTGCAGGCGAATACATGCTTGAGGATGGTATCACTATGGTTACAGTAGGCGAAGATGGTATGGTTGCAATGATCGGTGAAATGGTAGTTGAAACCGAGATGAGCAGCGAAGACCTTGTAGCTGTAATTGGTCAACTTTCAGAGCGCATTGCTGCACTTGAAGGCGAAAAGACTGCACTATCTACCGAGCTTGCTGCTTCTAAAACTGAACTAGCATCAGTTAAGAAAGCACCTGCTGTGCCTTCGGTAAAATCACAAGAATTTAAAAAGAATGCTTCACCTGTAGTTGCATCGAATGGTAATTCATTCAGCGACTTCATGGAAACTATTCGTTCCAAAAATGTAAATTAATTCACCTCATAAATTTTAATTAAGAATGGCAACAACAACTTCACTCACCACCACCTATGCAGGTGAATTAGCTGGTGAAATCGTAGCAAAGGCACTATTGTCAAACGTATCCGCAGGGTATGTGACAATGAAGCCAAACGTACCTTACAAATCTGTAGTGCGTAAAATTGATGACACTGTAACTTTCGCTGCAGGCACTTGTGACTTTACCCCAACAGGTACGATCACTTTGACCGAGCGCATTTTGACTTTGGAAGAGTTCCAAGTGCAACGTCAAATCTGTAAAAAAGATTTCTTCATTGACTGGACAACACGTGATGTGATGAGTGGTCGTGTGAACACACAAATTCAAGACGCAATCATTGAGCGTTTGACTGGTGGTATTGCTGCTGCAAACGAGACCATAATGTGGTCAGGTGTTAATGCAAACGCAGGTCAGTACGATGGCTTTGAGACATTGGTACTTGCATCTGCTGCAACATCTGCAGGTTCAGGTTCAATCACTTCTGGTAACATCATCGCTACCATTTGGGACATCATCAATACTGCACCTGCTGCCGTAAAAGGTGCTGCTGAAAAGCCTGCACTTTACATGGGACAAGCTGCATGGGAAGCATATATGCAAGCACAAATTGCTGATGGTAACGGATGGTATCAGACTGCTGGTCCTGAAGTATCAAAGCGTTTCGTGGGCATGTACGAAATCTATGTTTGTCCGGGCATGACTGCAAACAGAATTATCTTTTCGCAGCGTAGCAACTTGATGCTTGGCACATGGCAAGAGAATCAGTTGAACGAAGTGTTCATCTTGGACATGCAGAATTTGGATGGTTCACAGAATGTACGATATGGTGCAAGGTTCTACTTGGGTGCACAGATTGCAGTGGCTGAAGACATCACATACTGGGGTGTATAACATTTAAAAACAATGGGGGTGTAACAGCCCCCTTTAACTAACTAATAAAAAAAAAATACTATGGCTTGTGACTTGACAACGGGCTTCACATTAGGGTGCCTCGAAGGTATCGGTGGGGTCAAAGAAGTACTTATTGGTAACTATGATGACTTCACTACAGGTATCACTTTTGGTGGTGTAGATGGTGAAGTAGATGGATTGCCAACAGCAACTATCTATCGTTACGTACCATTCCGCAATAGCGGTTCATACGTTGAAACTGTAAACAAAAATCTTGAGACTGGTACATTGTACTTTTCACAAGAGGTGGGTTGGACTTTTGGTAAGTTGAACCAAGAAATGCGCAACGAATTTTTGAATGTTGCCAAAGCAAAAATGATTGTATTTGTTCGCACCAATGATGACCAAATTTTGTTGGTTGGAAATGGCGAAGGATCACAACTTACTGCTGGCACTGTTCAATCAGGAGCGCAAAAAGCTGACCTAATGGGTTACCAAGTAACAACAGTTGCTGAAGAACTTACACCAGCTGTACACCTTGAGCCATTCACTACCGAGCCTTTTGACAATTTCGCTGGCATCACTGTCAGTCCTGCTTACTAAGATTGTTTTCCGTTGTGTTATTGTTGTATTGTAAAGGGGCAGGTGTAGACTTGCCCCTTTTTAAATAAAGTCAATGATCTATCTACAAACCAATACATCGAATCAGCAAGTGTTCTTATCACTTGACGAGGCACGGCAATACTTTGCAACAGCCTACACGCACTATTTGATAGTGCTAACACACGAAGAGAATAGCACAACGGGTGAACAGCTTGCACAGGTTGCAACTATTGTAGCCGAGAATGTGCGTATTACTGAACTGCTAGTAACAACTGTTTCCCTTACATTAGCAGGACGATACAGGTATGAAGTATATGGACAAAATTCTGCTGTTAATACTGATCCGACAAACGGTGCTGTTGTTGGTTTGTGTCAGCGTGGATATGCTGTATTCACACAGAATACCACATGGTTTGATGTGCCTGTTGTAACAATACCAAACGACATTATATATGAGCCATAACGAATCAAATATAGTATCACTAAAGCTTAGTGAATACGTTGCAAAGAGTGACGCAGAAAAGATTGACCGCAAAGGGTGGGTGAACTATGGTGCTGACAATGATTTTCCACAATACATCCGTGACCTTTCGCATGAATCACCTGTGCATGGTAGCTTAACTGTTGCCATTGGTGATATGATTGCAGGCAAGGGCATCCAGTCAGAACAATATCAGGCAGAACTTGACGCATTAAACATTGACCACTTGACCTATGCGTGTTCGCATGACTTGAAAGTGTTTGGTGGTTTTTATATTGAAGTGATTTGGAGTAATGATCGCACGGTAATTAGCAAGCTAAATGCTATTCCATTTGAAGAGTGCCGTATTGCTATCGACCAAGAAGATGAAAGTGAGATAGGAATTTTTCACAGCTACGATTGGTCCAATGCACGCAAGAAAAAGAACACACCTGAGTTCATTCCAAAGTACAACTACCTAACACGTGAAGTTGAGCCACGACAAATCTATTGGTGCTTCACTTATACTGGCAGTGATGTGTACCCACGACCTGATTATTGGAGTGCAATCAACTACATTGAGTTGGATAAGCAGATTTCAATCTTCCACATCAATCAAATCTTAAACGGTTTATTCCCATCTACAATAATCAACTTTTACAATGGGCAGGCAACACCTGAACAGAAGCAACAGATGATGATGGACTGGGAGAATAAGATGAGTGGAGCAAGGAATGCAGGCAAGGTGGTAATGTTCTTTAATGAGCGTGAACAACCAAAGACTGAGATTACACCTTTCCCGGTAAATGATGCAGACAAGCAGTATCAGTTAATGAATGATACGGCAACACAAAAGATTATCACAGCGCATCGTGTGACTACACCTTTGCTATTTGGTATTCGTGAAGGTGGTACTGGCTTCGGTAGCAACAAGGATGAAATGGCAACAGGTCTTGAGATATTCAACAACCAAGTTATTCAGCCATATCAACACAAAATAAATCATAGCCTTGAAGAGTTACTAAGCCTGCAAATGCCGGGCGTTACCTTTGAGATAATACCTAACACACCACTTGCTATACAAGAGGCAGAAGTTGTTTCAGATGTTACGGGTGGTGCGTCTACCGATGTCGCTGCAACGGCACTTAATGGTGCGCAGATAGCATCACTTGTGGACATCGTAATGCAAAGCGCATCGGGTGCTGTGCCAGTGTCAAGTGCAAAGGCAATCGTGGCAGCTGCATTCCCAACACTACCTGCTGCCACAGTAGACGCAATTTTTGCTGATGTTATTGCAGGCAGTTTGTTACCAAGTGAAGTGGTTGCATCTACGCAATTAAAAAAAAAAGTAACTGCGGATTTTGATGATGACAAAGTAGCGGATGCATTGATTGCATTAGGTGAGGATCAAGATGAAGACTGGGTGTTGATTGATGAGTACGATGTTGACTACGACACGGATGATGAAGACAATGCAAACATTGAATCACACAACTTTGCAAAGACAAGCACAGGTACGGCACGACCAAATGCAAAGTCATCACAAGATGAAACTATTGACAATGTAAAGTTCTACACACGCTACAAATACAACGGTGCTATTCAAGAAAATTCACGCACCTTTTGCCGTAAGATGATTGCTGCCGATAAGCTTTACCGCAAGGAAGATGTGATGCAGATGACAAAACAAATCGTTAATGAAGGGTGGGGTCCTGAGGGTGCTGACACATATTCGGTTTGGTTGTATAAGGGCGGTGGGGCATGTGGACATGTGTGGCGCAAGATGACCTATGCAAGTGCAAAAGGTTTTGGTCTTGACTTAACCAATCCAGACATCAAAGAAGCAATGGATGTGCGAGTAAAAAAAGCAGGATACAAAGTGCGCAATAATTATTTGGTTGGTGTTGCACCACGTGACATGCCCTATGATGGCTTTCTACCTGACAATCCAAGAAATCAATAAACAAATACTACTATGGCTGAAATACTTTTAATATCAGAAAACTTTATTAAAAAATACACTGCTGTAAATGGTAGTGTTGATCCGAATCTTTTATATCCATCCATTTATTTAGCGCAGGACAAATGGCTACTTCCATTTTTGGGAACTGACTTGCTGAATAAAATAAAAACAGATGTAGCTGCGAACACTATTTCGGGTAACTACCAGATATTGTTGGAAGATTACGTCCAAAAGATGCTATTGTGGTGGGTAATGGTGGATGTTACCCCCAACCTTTGCTATCGCATGGACAACGGAACATTGGTGCAAAGACAAAGCGAGGACACTGTGCCTATATCGGATGCAGTAATGAAGGATATGATTGACCGTGCAAGGCAGAACGGTGAACACTACACCACATTGCTTGTAGATTACTTGTGTGCCAATTCAAGTTTGTTCCCTGAATACTCTACATCCACATGGCCAGACCGTTCACCACGTACCGATGTGACCAACACATTGAATTATCAGTTCAGCAGTGGCAATAGTGCAACGTCTTTTCGTCCTACCTATTCACGTAATATACTTAATCGCATACCATGATAAACAGAACTGAAAAGCGAAAAGAATATACTGAATTATTGCGCAAGTATGAGCGCACGTTGATGCACAAACTTAAAAATATACCTGATGAAAAAGCAACCCGTGACAAATCGTAACGCTTTCAAATCACTGCGCTATAAGTTGCAGTTGCTCGATGGCTTTTGGTCTATACCACTTGCCTTCTTAGTCTTTGCAATCAGTGGCACTGTATCGGTTGCCTATTTCAACGATGCAATCATTAGCACTGAATACGTGCAGTATATTGTGTTAGCTGCACTTGTTATGGTCTTTGCCAACTTCGTGGTTTTTTTAGGTATTAGATTCAATTTTCGGGCATTGCAACGGGAGATATACAACAAGGAAGTGAAATACGAAATCAATACCTATTTAACGACATGGCAAAAGGTTGTTTTGTACCTGCTCTTATATGCATTCTACTTTGCTGCATACCTGTATATCTTACACATGCTGATGACGG